GGCCCATCAGACGCTGTGTCTCTTGTTGTTCAAAAATAGCGATATTAGGACTAAAGAGTTCATAGCGTTGAAGGCCCATAATATCTTCTACCAGCTTAGCCAATGCCTTAGAGCTAATATGCGGCCCTAGGACCTGCCCTAGTGGTGTTGAGAAGATACCATTAAGGTTTTGGATTAGCTGGGCTTGTGAAGCGAAATGACGCGCTCCAATGGGCCTTAGTTTACCTGAGGCAGTGATGTCTTCTTTCGTAATCTCAATGAATTGCTGAACGCCCAAATCATCATCCATAACACGGATAACATCTGATGCATCCATATTGCGCTTAGCTGTTTCAAGCATTCCATTCAGAACAGGTTCAAGCAGTTCAATTTCAAAGGTTGTAATCTTCTCTTGGAAGATACGCCCTGCTGCGTTCTGTAGCTGCTGTACCTCGAAGGCTGTTTTCTCGCCGGGAGTACGGATACCCATAGCTTCACGAGGAGCGCCAGCATACATCTCCATACGCTGTTCTAAGAATGCAATTTCATTATCGCTTTGGATAACCCATTGAGCGTTATGTCCTAGCTCTTGTACATCACCATTCTCATCGATATGAATCTCAGCACCCGGACGATAGACAAATTCTTCTACCTCTCCGATAATCTTGAGAGGAGGAAGCACAGCGAGGTCCATAGCATCCGCTTTCAGGTTTTCTAGATGGTCAATACGATATTGCATACCTACTAGGTTATCAAGAGGACCCATAGCCCATAGATTGTCAGAACGTGAACGCCAGCCTACATGGAAGATTGGTGCACTACCCATCCAGCTAGGAATCTGCTCTTTGCGAATAACATACATCCGATCTACGATTGTCGTAACAACACCACGTTCGAGTTTGCCTGTATTACCATTATACATATCTCCCCAAAACTCTAGGAATTCAACATATCCGCTTTGAAGGTATTCATTATAGTTGCCAAAGCCATCTACGAGGAAGCCATCGGCTTTATCAGCATTCTCGATACCATAGGCATTAGCATGTGCTATAAGCTTGCTACGGTTGCTTAAAGCGCTTTTAAGATAGGCATTGTCTGGCTCATCTTCAGCCATCATTTCAAGTTCACCTACATTACGAATACTACGTACAATCTTAAAGGAATCTTTAAATGAAGAAGCTAGAGGGTTAAATACAATATCTAGAGGGGAGATACGCCTAACTTTAGGGCCAATGTAGTTTACATAGCGTTCTCCTTGTCCATTATCTTGAAATGAACTTTCAAAATCTACAGTAGCAAATACATTACCGTAATCAATATAATCGTAAATGAGCTTACTAATCTCTGTACGGAAATGACTCTCACGAGTCTTATTAGCCATGTAAGACTCAATAGCTTCTACTTTAGCCTTAGTGGCATCATTCTTGCTATATGCCTCCCATTTGATCCATTCATCATTAGGAAAGAGGGCAGAGATATAATTGGAATGTAGATTATCACGAATCTGACATAGCTTAGGAAGGGTAGTGCTATTCTTCCAAGGAAGACTGCGATTAGTTGTCTTAGTCGTATCAGTAGCAAAAATATAATTACGCAATTCTTTCCATTCATCGATCTTCTGAAAGCGCTGTGAATTATAATTTAGCCATGTATTTGAAATATATTGAGCATCGGTATCTCGACCAAACGCTACAGAAATATCTAAAGCTTTCTTACTCATTAATTATCCTTTGTTATCAGCGGTAGGCAATGCCGCCGAAGCGACTATTAATTGGAACCACTTTCTGTACATCATTGTTAGCCGACCAAGAACGTTTTGGCTTAATAGCAATTTCTACTGCGGAAGCTAGAGCATCTTTCACATCGTCTCGGGGAGGACGGGCAAGAACAAGCTCTTCTTCTAGAATATCCGTATAGCCTCCCTTGCTATGCCAGATAGTGTGATTATCATACCTATGCTCTAGCGCAGCAGCAATTCGCTCTTCCTTAGTACCCAATGTACGTGTCGGCCTAAACTCTTCAATAGAAAGCCTTAGTCCTTCTTCTCTTAATCTATCTTTCAAATCACGGACAATAATCTGTTGAGCAACAGTGACTTCAGCTCTAAGTTTTTTAAATTCCCATTTGGAATGTAATAAAGCAATTTGAGTGAAATATTCTGAAATCTTATCTGTTTTAAATCTCGCAATATCTAATACATAGATGAAGCCTTCTTCATCGATACCGATCACTACAATAGCCGAATAGTCAGCTTTCTTATTTAAGCTAAAAGCAAAGTCAATAGAGGCATAGACATTTAAGCGATTTTTTTTGAAATACCAACTTCCTCCATTCTGAGCAAGATATTTCTTATCAAAGTATTGAAACTTATTCCTATCAATCCTATTAGAACCGGGATCATTAGGGTTATTATAATATTGAGCGAAATATTGAATACGATCAGAATATTCTGCACGGATACGCGCTAATACTTGCTGATCAAATCCAAAAGCCTTGCCATCAGAACGAACACTTTTAGGCCATAAGAACACGCCATCTACTTCAACAGCGTATTCTTTAATTTCCCAAACAGGTTTCTTATCAACGATATTATCTTCCGCATCAAAGATTTCGTACTCTTGCGCTCGCCAAGTAGCATAAACATCGGATGGGTGATAACGAGTACCACAAGCCATTGTGAAGCCGCCTGCATTTCGAATAGAAGTGAATTGAGATGCTTTCTTAGAAACACTTTCTCTACCATCCTCTGTGTATGCATTTTCTGGAACCACTAAGTCATCAGGAACAATAATATCAGCATGCCAACCTGTAGTGTTAGTTGTCAAGCCAGCAGTGGAAACGGTAGCATCACGAATTCCCTCTTTCTTACGCTGAGGGTGGTCAATGCTTAGTTTACGCATACTCCACTTCTCTCTGAGTCCTTCTTGTGGATTAATATATTCTGGAAAATAACGTTGATAGACAGAAGAGCCAATAATATTCTGAATTGCAAAAAGCTGTGTTTCTGCAAGTTCTGCTGTTGCTGATACATATAGAATTGTAATCTCAGGATGTCTAGTAATAACCCAAGCACACCATGTTGCCACCATATGGCTTTTAAGATGTGCTCGGGGGAGCATAATAAGCTTATTACTGGTAAGTCCTTCTCCTCTTCCAAAGATATTATAATCTTGCATCCATTTAAAGATTTCTTTATGGATGTCTCCGTACATATAGCCTGGATTAACTAGCTGAGCAAAGAAGAACAGGTCTTGTTTAGCGGTTTCCCTAATCTGCTTTGCACCTTCAGGCATCCTATCTAATTTCTTATACGCGTCAACAAGCCACTGTTCTTCTGCCATTATTTCTTACCGAAGTTAACTAGAATACGTTGACCAAAAAGAAAACCGAAACAGACGCTAGAGGCTTCCATAGCAATCATTACCACTTCTTTTGGCATATCAGGGATATAGAGAGTTACCACACCAGCAGCAATAACCCCCAGAGCCCCTAAATAGCGACTAGAAGCCCTTAAATCAACCACCCACTGGCTAGGGGTGCCATGAGGATTATCAAGGGCAGCAAGAGCCTCTAATCGCTTTACATCTGCATCTTGTAATTGAATCTGTTCTGCTACAGTAGTGGCCTTCACTCCTCCCGTAAATTGAACAATAAGTTGTTTAATACCCTCAACACCAACAGGCACAAGGGCTGCTACGATAGTTTCAAGTAACATTAATAATCCCAAATAACATTCTTAGGAAGACTAGGATCGTCATCCACATGAATAAAAGTTTTAGCAAATCCAATACGATTAAAACCTGCTTGGAGAAGTGCTGTGATAATAAGGAAACGTTCAGCGCTTCCAGAGGCTTTAATATCCACTGCATAGCCTTTGGTATGGGCAGAAGAAGGTTTACCTCCTACAGCTTCATTATGAGTCTTACAGCGGTATCCTGAAGTGATGATAAATGGAATATTAGCAGATACTCTTGCATATTCTAATTTAATCAGAGTTGACGTTTTCATGTCATTGCTTTCACATCCGCATTTACAAACGAATTCTTCAGGTTTAAAATAATTACTCTTCATAGACAATCCAAATAATAGCATTTTGTCCTAAGATATTTGTTGAAGTACTGCCATTTCCCGTAGTAAGGACCACATAATCTGCATCAAAAGATAAATAATATAAACTAGCAGGTACAGCGCGATCATCGCCGGGAGGGAATCGGTTATTGAAAGCTCCCCATGTAGAAAAACAAAGAGCATTAATGCTGATGATTTTTGTTGCATCAACATTATGTGCTATTAAAACAAGCGTATCTGGAGTTACAGACAATGTAGTAGTTAGTTTTTTAGTTTTAACAGCGGGACCAATATTGCCGATCTGTGTATAGTTATCAAAAGTTTGTTTAGAACTCCATGAATTTGCTGTGCTTAATAGAGGAACTACAGCGCCGCTCGTTCCTGTATCGCTTACAGAGGCAGTGCCTAATGAACGCCAATATGTATTAAAGTCTGTACCATCAATTTTAGATAGAACTTGATCTATTGATCCCGCAATTGGTATACCTTCTCCTTGTTCTCCTTGAATACCTTGAATCCCCTGTGGGCCAATAGGACCAGCAGGACCAGCGGAACCTTCTTGTCCTTGTGGACCGGGATCTCCTTGAATCCCCTGTGGGCCTTGAATACCTTGCTCCCCTTGCTCCCCTTGAGGACCTTGAGGACCCTCAATACCTACTGCTGTATTGAAATAGATCACCTCGACAATATCTCCAATAGCAAGAGGGTCGTTGATGATAAATGTGTTAAACCCTGACATACTAAAAGTAGAAGGTTCCTGGAGAACCCCATTACGTGTTACGATCATTCCCTCTACAGGTCCATTATACGGATGTACAAGCGTGAATGAAGTTGTTCCATCTGAAATAGCTGTGAATGTTCTTCTACGTAATGCTACTTGCTCAGGATCTACAGGTTCTTGCAGGGCTGCATTAATAAAATCAACAATAGGAATACCATCAATACTCATATCAGAAGCATCGATTTCTCCTACATTTAGAATATCAAAACCGTTCATATCTAAATTATTAGACATTGAATTAGGTTCTCCTTCAGGATTTGCTCTATAGAGAACCTTATCAAACTCAGTTGTAATACGATCAAAGTTACTATTGATTTTAGTTAGATTATACCCGGATGCTACATCATCTAAAACTAGTTTTGTCATTATCCCTCATTCCCAAATAATCTCACAACGTCAGCAGAGAATTCATCTCTCACTCTTAGTTGAATAGTTTTTTCTTTTTCAATTTCAGCTTTTGAGGGACGGCCTGCTGGTTTAACATCCCAACCCCTATCTGCAAGCCATTTAGCAGCTTGAAATCCACCAAGTTCTGCAGCTTTAATTGCATCCTTAACACCTTTGGATCGAAGACACACTTCAAGCTCATCGCGCCATTCGTCAATATAACTACGAATTAGCTTATTCTCACATAGGCGTTTCCAATGTTTCCATCCTAGAAGATGTTTCTTAGCGAATTCGTATTCAGTTGGGTCTTGTGTTTCTAGATAAAGACGCTTTAGGGAAGGATAGGTAAATCCTTTATATTCGCAATCCTCTTCTTTCAATGTATAGATAGCGTATTCCGTATATCCAATTTCAAGAAAGAGAGATTGTGTTAAAGGCTTACCTCCTGAGTCTAACATTTTCGATTTATCAATCATTTTTGTTCCTTTACTTCCTCTCCTTCGATTCTTTTAATTTCTGCATCTAATTTTTCCCACTCAGTTTGCATGAGTCGGCTTTGAAGTTCAAGGATTTGACGTTTAAGAATAAGATTTTCTAATTGTAGGTTCATATTATATTAACTATTATACACTGGAATTTTGTAATTTACACCGTCTAGCTTAATACGGATATATGTAAAAGGGTTTGCTGGTAGTGCAGAAGCAGCCCCTGCTGTTGCAGAAGATGCAGTGACTGGAGACGCAATAGAAAGGTGACTATTAAAATTTAATGTGCCGTTTGCTAGTGTAACGTATGTACCATCTGAAACAAAATAAGGACCTGTTAGAGTTGGTGAGAGATTTGGCCAAGATGTAACAGGTGTTCCTAGATAGAGACGTTGGCCAATCGCCATAGCAATAGCACAATTATTAACACCGTCTTGAGTGATGGCCGTAGTGTCTAAACCTACTCTCAGCAGTCCTGATGCTTGAAAAGCTACTTCTGCATACTGTGATCCATTAGATTGTACACGTACACCAAGCCACGCATGATTACCAGCAGCAGTGGTGTTAGTACGATAGAGACCATATACAGCACCAATACCTGTTACGTTTTGGAATCCATTATCGTAAAGCTGGAATTCACTTCCATACACATTTGTCTTAGCAGCATTGGAATGCACCTCACCGGCAATCACTACACCTGAAGGCTGCCCTGTCCAGTTACCAGATACAGAACCCATCTGGTTATGTCCCATGACAGAGACAGTAGCAAAGAAGCCGTTCATATCTCCTTTAGTACGGTGCATAACACGAGCATGGTAGGCATTAGACATTGTACGCCCACCACTATCTGTGGTGAAGGACTGTTGATAACCTGCTTCGCTGTCTAGCACCACTACGTCCGCTGAGAGTT